GGCCACCGCCGCCGCCCCCAATTAATCCCGTTAATGTACTCATTAGAAAAGCCTCCAGCCCATTGTTGCGTTACCTGAATAAATTAATGTTATACCAATATCGGCTACATCAATAATTAAATTTTCATTAAGTCCTGAAATGTTACTGCCGTTTTTGGCTATAGTGGTGTTAGTAAATTTACCAACCGAAATGTATACAGTGTCGCCTTGTGCGGGTGAGTTAGGAAGCGTAATAGTTTGGCCCGATGTGTTGACCGATATAAGCTCGCCATCAGATATAGTTTGAGTGCCGCCAACAGTCATTTGAGAGTACAAGTTAACGGTAGCAGTACCAGAAGTTGCGCCGCCATACAGACCGTTGCCAGCAGTGACGCCAGTAATATCGCCGCTTCCAGTTCCCGCCCCAATTAAAGAGCGTACTTCCGCAGCAGTAATGCCAGAGTTTAGGCTTGGCGTACTACCGTTAGAAAGCAAAGCGGGAACACCAGTATCATTAACCGTTGCTGTACCAGCACCTATTAGCGATCTAACTTCTGCGCCAGTAATGCCAGTGTTTAGGCTTGGCGTACTGCCATTAGAAAGCAAGGCGGGAACACCAGTATCGTTAACCGTTGCTGTACCAGTAGCGCCTGTAGTAATAGAAGTTATGCGCCCGTAAGCGTCTAGGGTAATCTGGTCTATTTTCGTTCCGTTGGCCGTAGAGCCATAGGTTCCAGCGCCAGCGCCAGCCAGAGCCAATCCTACGGTATCTGTTCCTACAGATATGCCTGTTCCAGCGCCTACAGCTAAACTTCCACTCGTACTTACACTGCCAGTTAAGCCATTACCGCCTGAAACACTAGTAACTGTACCAGTAGTGCTTGAAGTGCCAGCGCCTATTAATGATCTAACCTCTGCGCCAGTAATTCCACTAGCCAAAGAAGGCGTAGTACCGTTTGAGGTTATTGCTGGTACTGCTGTATTGGTTGCGCCTGTAGCTATACCATTTAGCTTTGTTTTATCAGTCGCAGTCATAACGCCAGCTAAAGAAGTAGTAGCTGCTGCAATAGAATCATCTGAACCCGTAGACGAATTAATCGCTACCGTATTTGCGGATTCAGATATGCTAATGTTTGTACCGACGTTAACTTGAGCGCCAGAGGCTATGCCGTTCAGCTTGGTTTTGTCTGCCCCAGTCATTACGCCAGCCAAAGAAGGAGTTGCTGCCGCGATAGAGTCATTTGAGCCAGTAGAAGAATTAATCGCTACCGTAGTTGAGCCTTCACTTACACTAATGTTTGTGCCGACGTTAACTTGAGCACCAGAGGCTATGCTGTTCAGCTTAGTCTTGTCGGCTGCCGTCATCGCCCCTGCAAGGCTGGGTGTAGCTGCGGCTATAGAGTCTCCTGTACCCGAGGATGAAGCAATGCCAATAGTGCTTGCTGCCTCAGTGACCGTTATGTTTGTTGTTCCAGCAGCTCCTGAGGCGTTAATGGTGATGTTGTCGCCAGTCCTAGTAACCGACGCTCCACCCGCTCCCGAGAAAGTGACTGTATTGCCAGAGGTGATTGCAGAGGTTCCTGCGGTGTCGCTTGCAGCAATACGCCAGCTAGAGTAATTATCTGCTCCAGCACTAATGCCGTTAAGCTTGGTTTTGTCGGCTCCAGTCATTACCCCTGCAAGACTGGCTGTGGCTGCTGCTATAGAATCATTAGAGCCTGTGGATGAATTTACCGATACAGTCGTAGCGCCTTCAGAGATGGATATATTGGTTCCCACATTTACATCAGCCCCGGCCTCTATGCCGTCAAGCTTCGTCTTGTCGGCGGCAGTCATTACACCAGCCAAGCTCTGAGTAGCCGCCGCTATGGAATCATCGCCTCCCGTTGACGAGTTAACAGCAACTGTGGAAGCTCCTTCGCTGATTGATATATTTGTCGGTACGTTAACTTGAGCACCGGAAGCTATGCCGTTAAGCTTAGATTTATCTTCATCGGTCATTACTCCCCAAGCGGAAGTAGTGGCAGCAGGAAGGTCTACATTGCTACCTGTTGACGAATTAACTTGTAGTTGTGTGCCATCAGCAGTAGCCGACAGGTTTGTGCCTACGTTAACTTGAGCGCCAGTAGCTATAGTGTCCAGTTTAGTGCCGTCTACACTAACATCGCGACCATCCACATTCCCGCTTACAGTGATATCGCCTGTTACTTTTGCGCCCTCAAGGGCGACTGATGTGTATACGTTATCTGCGTTTGACGTAAGGCCAGTTCCGCTAAACTTAACGACTGCCGTATCGCCATTAGCAATAACAAATGATCTTGCCGAACTATAATTACCTTGAAATAACTCAAGGTCTGTAGTGCCTTGCATGTTATTTGTAATTGTAATTATTCTTTGGGAATTGCTTGGGGTGAGCTGTAAGAACGCAGAGCCAGCCCCTAGGTTGCTAGAGCTGGTCACGGATAAGTTGGCGACTCTTCCTGCCGATAGAGCGCCATCAGTTACAGGAAGATTGTTAGGCGCACCTGTCGTGCCTTTTGCCGACAATTGCAAAGAGCCTACGGCACTAATAGACTGATCAATAAGGTCTAGGTTAAGGTTGGTTGTTGTACCCCATGTACCAGACTGCTCACCAGTTCCAATTTTTTCAATACCAAGGTTAGTATATGTACTAGGCATTATTTAATCCTCTATGCCACTTCTGGCGTTATTTCTACCCAATTTGATTGTCCGTTTGGCGATATTTGCTCAAACTCAGATGCTTGATTTGGGACTATAGCTCCCCAAACCAAAACACCGCTAGTGCCTGCATTTGCTTGCTGACCCACAAGCAATGGCCTTACACTTATTTTAGTGATGACGCCAGCACCCACAGCCGACGCCTCTAGCCCAGACAGGGTTAAACTGGAGTCTCCGATGATGGTTGTGCCAGAACCAGCAACCCCTAAGGCCTGAAGGCCTATAGGGAAGATGTTAGTGTCTGGGGCTACCGTAACCCCAGAGATTTCGGCTGTAGCTTGCTCGCCATTAACGCCAAATTCTACGTCGATGACAATATCTTGAATCGCAGGAATCGCTGCTACAAGACTCGTGCTTATTGCATCGGCTGCTACAGATATAGTAGTAGTAACAGTAGGGCTTGGTATGCTCGCCTGCACTCCACCGGGGAATACATTGAGGTCTGGCTCAACCATAATGCCGCCAAAGTTAGAAGTCGCATGAACTCCTACCAATGGTACTGATACGTTACTTTCTGTAAGTGTAGTTACGTCGCCAACAAAAACAGATAATGCTGTTGTTGTTACGTTGCCCTCACCAAAAGCCTGAGCGCTCCATGTGTCACGCCCCCAGCCAGTAAATGGGATGACAACGTCAGTCATTACGCGATCCGAATAATTGCGTTATTTTGATCAGCGGTTGGAAATACAATCGTAAAGTCACCGTTTGTTGATGACTTGTTAGAGCCAAAATCCAAAACAAGGACTGTGTTAGTCCCTGCGGTGCTGTTGTAAAGCAAAGCCCCGCGAGCTGTTATCGTGGAGTTTGAAAAGGTTAGATCAGAAAAGCTTGTGAATGACGTTGTTCCACCCGTAGTAGGGGCTATATTAGTCAACGTACCACCGCCAGCAGAATACCCTGCACCAGATGATTCGTTGGTTGGGGTGTAGTCTGTGGTTGAGGCGTTAAAAGTGGCGTTGTTGTCATACAGCGCAAGCTTAAAAGTGTTGCCTGCCACAGTAAAATTATGAACGGCTTCAAGTAACTCTTTCTTGAAAGACGTACACATATAGTTACCAGTAAAAGCCATTATATTCTCCTGATCATTTCAGCGACGTCTGTCTGGCCGCTATTGCTTAACATATTATACACAGTAGTCCGATCACTATTAATCGCTTCTTTCATATAAATGATTAAAAGTTGACGCACCTCGTCCTTGTATACCTCTACTTGCCGCTTCAGGACATCAGGTGCCGAGTCGGACACGCTGATCATCTTGTTTAAGCAGCGCTCTGCCACCTCTTCTGGGGTAGAGCCTCTTTGATTTGTGGTCTGAACCATGACAGAGCCAACATTCATTCCCATCATGTTCTAGGCTTTCTCACTTGTCCGTAACGGTAGTTATCTGCCGTGGCATAGCCTTCGCCAAAGTTCTCCAGCTTTTCCATAGCTTCCGCATATCTAGTTGCGTATAGCTGCATAAGGTCGGCGTCACCCTTTAAGTAGGTGTAGGCTTCTAAGAGGCAGCCATACAGCATCGCATTTTCAGCGTTTGTGCCCAGCCAAGAGTTTCCATCTGGAGATTCTGTGATTGACTGCGGCCTGTAAAAGTAGTGAAGCTCTGTCTCATAGTTGGCGTTAGGCGTTGGCCCAAGTATCAGGTTTGACACATCAAACTGAGCGTAAACCTTAGGAATTCCAGTGACCGTGCTTTGCGGATAAGCTTGACGTATGTAGTTAGAGCTTTTCAGCAAAAGAAACTCGTAACCAACATTGTCTATAGCGATTGAAAATGGGGTTAGGTAGTCGCTAGGCACGTTAAGGTATGGATTTCCTGTCGTGGTTGTTCCTAGGGAATTCTTAACAAAAACAGGAAGTTGCACAGATTTAAGAATGCGCTCTTCTGTCTGCTTGATGATGGTAGGTATGTTGGCAACAAAGCTGGTTTCTTGAGATTCAACATAGTCCTGTATTGCCTGACTGAGCGTTGTGTAAGTGAACGCCATTAGCTTATCTCCACCGTTACCATTCCGACCCGACCAGAGATGTCCAGCCCAACAGTACGGCTGCCAAGCTCAGTAATCCCGCCACCCACTGGATTCCAAGCAGACAATCCACGGCTTTGAACAAGGTCTTTGTCTGGCCTTGGGTTGCGTAGCGTTTGTGGGTCGTTTGCATCAACTTCACCTAATTTTAGTTGTGGCTGATCTTGGTCAACAACGTCCCTGCCGACCAGCAATCCATTCCATGTTCCGTCTTCTATTTGACGAACCAAGTCCTTGAGCGGGTATCTAAACCCAGTCCTGTCGCAAAATCCAAAAGCCTTTGAGGCCTTAGCATAAGTGCTCATAGGTCGTTATATCCACCGGGAGATACGAATAGTGATGCCTTCTCCCTAAATGCGTCAGACACCAGATTCCACTGCTCTTCATATACTTGCTTTAGCTGAGGCACTATTTGCATAGCTTCTGGTCGTTTTGACGCAATATGATAAGCCAGTCCAGCGACCAAGCACGGAAGATATCTGTCTGGCACATCAACATTGTTAGATGCTGGCTTTCCAGTGTCTTCAATTCTTCCCATGTAGTAGTAGGCAAACTTATATGCCGTCGTAGAGTCTGGGACAGGCCAAAGATTTAGCGTGATACCTGCTGGCGACCTTTCAACGTAATAGCGTATAGGGCGGCCTTCTGTGTTTTTGTTTGTCTCCCGCGCATATGAGCTTACCGATATGCGGGTCATAGAAAGATCAGTCTGCTGACCGCCAGAGCTGGTGCGTAACAATCCTTCAACTATATCTAACTTGTCACCAGTAAGCGTGTAACTTGCTATGCCCGGAACTAAATCCAGCTCGGCAGCCTGAACAGTCCAGAGGTTCAATCCTCTGTTTTGCCACTCAAGCATCATAAGGTCTAATGACCGTCGAGCCGTTCTATAGTCATAACCTGATCGCAGCTCAAGGCCAGCCCTTTCAAAGGCTTCCTCAAGAATGTCTTCTAGGTCAAGAGTAAAGCTAGTTGTTCCAGATGTAGTCATTTAAGCTTTCCTTGTCCTGCGCTTAACGGGCTTAACTCTGCGAGGCTTGCCTTTTGGTTGCCCTAACTTTTTTTTCTCAGCAACCTTCTTGCGCTTTTCAGCAGCGCTCATTTCCCCAGATGTCTTTGGTGTCTTGCTAGACACCTTCTTGGTTGGCCGACAGTAAGGTGTTCCCCTGCCATCGCCTTTTTTTCTG